CATTCCATTAGTTTGCAAAGGCACAAGCAGTTGCCCATACGTTCGCACCAGCAGTAGATGCTTCAACAGCAGCTCCAGGCTCTTTCTCTATTAAAATTCCTTCCCCAGCAGGAACGTAAATAATTGCTGGTGTAGCATTTGCTACAGTAACTTTAGCAGCAGCACTATGAGTATTAACAACCCATATTAACTTATCTCCACTGAAAGCACCAGCCCCAGCTTTAATATCTACTGCTGATCCATATGGTTTTAATACCATGACTTTTATCCTCGTTTAATTCTATTTATCTGACATTTTTTGTTTAAGTATTTTTTGCAGTTCTGCTGTAGAACCAACAAACACTGAATTATTTACAGTAGAAGGACCTTTTGGTTTTTCTTCCTCTATATCTTTTAATTTTTTCTGTGCATCTAATAATTTATCTGTAATGTCTGCTACGTTTTTAATTAAGTTACCAGCAACTTCATATGCTCTAGGGTGATCTGTGTTCTGTGCAACTTCTAAAGCGCCTTGAATCGCTTCTTGACCTTTCTCAACTAAAGAATATAATTGAGCACGACCATATTTGTAATCATCATCAACATCTGTTGCTTGATCACTTCTTTTCACACAACCATTCTCATTTTTTACAATTTCTGTAGGTGGTGTATTGTCAGACTCTACGTTAAAAGTCTTATTTAATTTGTCGAATGTATCACTCATGAGTAATTAGTCCAGCTTTCATTGAATCCAAAGTCATCGCCTGCATCCATAAATGCATCATCTAACTCATTAATAACGGAGAACTTCTGGTCGTTTCCTGTAGGTTGAGATGTAATATCAATTGCAAATCCTTGTCTTGCATAAGATTTTGATTTTGCAACTCTGAAATTATCATTATCAATTTTAATTATATAGTAATTATTCTTATCAACTAGTCCACCTACAGGTGTACCAGATGGATCTTGATTGTATGTAACCTTATCTTGAGTAACAAATCCATGACCTGCTAAGGTAATAGTGTTACTGGAAACATTGAATTGTGTAGGTGGTATTGATGTACCATCTCTGTTTTGATCAACTTTAGCAGCTGGTGTTGTAGTGTATCTAACGTGTCTAGATCCAGTTGTCATTGCAGCACTAATATCAACATTAACCTTCCTAATCATTTCAGCAGTAGATACAGGTCCGTATAGATATGTTTTTGCTGTAAAATTAAGAGTATGAATCAAGGTTCTTCTTGTAGTCATATCTGCTTCATAATCATCATATATTCCAACGTTATTTAAAATAATAGGTATATCTTTCTTTTCACTAATTGATGTTATTAGATTAATTGTAATATTAAACATCGGTTGAAAATAAGGTAGAATCTGTTCTAATATTTGTACAGAGTCTTCGTTATTTTTACTTAAAATGTTTAATTCAAATTCACAGTTATATGGTACAGGACTATATGTAGAGTAACTCTTGTCTGTATCACTAGTTTTTTGTGATCTTTGTATTTGTACAGGACCTAATTTTCTAGATGGATCATAATTAATACCTTTCATTTCAAATGCAATTCTAGGTAATGTAATTTGTGTTTCAGCACGACCATCCAATGAAGGTTCAGCTTCTATTCTTGCAAGAAACTTTTCTCTTGGGCCATAGTTCAAAGGAACTTTAATTGTTTGTACGACATTCCCAGAACTATCGGTTCTTTGTAATTCTATATTATTAAATATAGTTCCAAAACCAATAATAGTTTTTCTAAGAATTTCGTGATAAAAATGTTTTCCTAACATTAGAATACTCCAGAATTACCAACTTCACCAAATGGATTGCCTTCTGTCCAATCCAATAAATTATCACCCTCAGTTTCAAACCAAGCGTTTTCAGAATTAGATGCGTTCTCGTTTTCTATACTACTGAAGGTATCTATCACAGTTTCAGATTGTGATTCTGCACCAATCAAAGTATCATCATCAGAGAATGTTCCTACTATATCTATAAGTTCTAATTCTTTGTTTGTCACATCCCATCTTGCAACCTTACCTTTTGGTTCACTTGGAGATGGAGCAATAATGATTCTAGGTTTACTTACATAACCATTACCAGCAGTAGTTAAAGTTACAGCAGAAATAGTTCCATTTGTTACTGTTGCTTGTGCAAGTGCTTGTACTTTAGTCGGTTCAGCAATGGTAACTGTAGGTGAAGATGTATATCCAGTACCAGCATTTGTTACCGTAATTGAGGCAATAGCACCACCACTCATATTTGCTGTAGCTGTAGCTGTAGTTCCTCCAGATGTTTCTGGAGCAGATAATGTAACTGTAGGTGTAGATGTGTATCCACTACCACCACTAGTCATTACAACTGAAGATACACGACTAGATACAGCAGATAATGTAATTACTGCCTGAGTTCCACCAAACCCATTTGGAACTATATTAATGGTATCACCAACTGTATATCCATTACCATTAGTATGGATTGTTACACTAGTAATAACTCCATTAACAGCTGTAGTATTTACTTTTAATCCTGTACCAGTACCACCAGTAGTAGGAACATTGGTTAAGTTATCGGGATATCCTTCTCCACCAGATGTTAAAGCTACCGTATCAACTGCACCAGATAACAGAGAGGTAGTAGCTGTTGCAGTTTGGGCATCAGGTTTTCCAATTGTAACTAGAGGTGCAGTAGTATATCCACTTCCTGCTTTACGAATCGTAAATACGTTTGTTAAATTGAAAGAAGCATTTGGATTAGATCCAATTACATCTGCTGTAAACTTTGTACCATGTACTAATTCACCAAATTTAAAATTACCTCCAACAGATAGAATTGCTTCTGCTGTAGCATTAGTTCCAGTGCCAGTAATTGTTACTGTTGGAGCAGTTGTTGTATATCCACTGCCAGGATTAGATATTGCAATTGAAGCTACAGATCCATTTGTAATTGTAGGAACAATATTTGTGGGAGGAACAGCACCAGCTAAAGTATTGAATGAGACTGTTGTACCAGCACCATATCCAGTTCCAGCAGAAGTAACGTGAATGTACTTGATACCACTAGTAATTTTATGAACAATAGAGTATGCTGTTTCTGCAGCAATCTTATCTATTTCATCAAGACCAGTTTCAAGTCTCTCATCAGCAAACTCCATGAGTTCAGTAACGAGTGTAAATGTAGGTACATCTCCAAGAGGTCTTAGAGGTGTTTCATTCTCTACAAATTTAATTTGGAATAACTGTTTTGTTAATGGGAAATATATTGCATCTCCTTCATTTGGTCTTTCAGCTGAAACAAGATTATTTGATTTTGCTTGTATTAAATCTTCCCATCTACGTCTTGATACAACAAAGGTTGCTTCTTCTGATATTCTTACACCAAATTTTGTTAGTAATGTTCCATCACCTTGGAATCCATCATAATTTGTAAGATACATTTCTATGAGATAGTTCTCATCAAATTTAGAAAGAGTATCTTCTCTAAACAACCTATCGGTTGTTACCATTTCTCTAGGTAGATAATATACGTCAAGACCATAAATTTTCATAGACTCAATAATCAAGTCTTCATAAAGTCTTTGTTCAGACTTAGTACCTATAGTAAAGTATACATTTTTAGCCATGTCATCCTACGAAATCTAATGGTGGTGTTTCATATGTTGATAACATTTGCTCCTCAATAGTGCTTAATTCTTGAGTAGCATCATCATATATTTGTCTACCATTAAACTCGACTCCGCCAGGCATTTTAATACCAGTAAATTTTATTAAATTTTGACCCCACTGCTTTTTAATTTTTGCAGTAGCATATCTTTTTACAAATCTTTCGTTATATACTTTAGTAAATGTCGTAGGGTCTAAAGCTCTATAACAGTCTATAACAATGTAATCATTAGCTTGTGCTAAATCCCAATCAATATCAATGTATAATCTATTTGTTACCTTATTATATCTAATATCTTTATTACCTTCAATTAAAAAATTTAATGTTTCTAGATACTGTAATGTGATTTCCATGTTAAGAATATCATATGCATAGAAATTATAGAAATCATTTAAAAAGAATTGGTATCTAAAACCAAACATATTGTTGACCATAGTGTTAGAAACCTTTTTGATTCCTTCAACACCTATAATATGATCAGGTAATGTTAAATATCCTCTTCCTTGATCAAAATTTAGAGTACGAGAAGTACCAGAAGCACCATCATTAGTATCTGTAGCAGTGATAGTTTCATTTCTGCCTGCATTGGCACTTCCACCACCACCATTTGTAATATCATTTTCAGTGAGTTTATATTTCAAATACATCCTCTCGACACCATCATAAACCCTTTCATTGAAAAGTTGTATGGTATCATCAAGCAAATCATCTACTTGATCATCATCAACATTGATCTCAATAACAGGTTTACCAAGCTGTCTTAAGCAATATTCTTTGAGAGTGGCTTTACTATTTGGACTTGCCATCGGGTTCTAGGATTTCAGAGGATTTTTCATCTTCAAATTTTTTCAATTGTTGAGTCAAATAAATTATTTTTGACTCAAACAACATATTTTCTCTAGTCAATTGATTTACTTTTTCACTCATAACTTGCATGAGTGCATTTGCTTCATCAGGTGTCATAATAACCTCAATTTATAATTTAGTCCATGTAGGAACACCACCAGATGTAGCAGTTAATATTTGGAATGATGTGTCAACATCAGCAGAACCAGCAGCAACTGTTCTAGTTATCTTAAGATCTGAATCAAAATAGGCGATACCTTTATGTACACCATCATCCACCTTAATAGTTTTAAACCAACCTTCTCCTCTAGTTCCACTAAAGAGATTAGAATTATTTGTACCATCCTTGATGAATACAAAAGCATCATTTGAATCATCGTATCCAAAGAAACCAACTTTAGAAGAGTTAGATTTTAAATACTTAAATTGAATACCACGGTCTAGGTTGTCGTCAACTGCTTGGCTGATTGTAAGTTGTGTGTCTACTGCAATACTTGATGTTGTGTTATTACTTAGAGTAAATGTAGTTGTCTTAAAGACCTTTGTACTTACTTTAGTAATACCAACTTTTTGGTTAGCAGTAGGAGTTCCAGTTCCAACACTACTTAGGCTTCCACCGTCATAGAAATTGTCAGATCCAAGAGAAATATTTGCAATTAGATTGATCTTAACAGCGTTAGTTGTTTGGGATACAAATGTACCAACTTGTGAGAATAAAGTACCATCATAGAAGTAAATAGCATCTCCAGCAGAAGGAGCGGTTCCAAATTGTCCGTTACTTGATGCACCAGCGTTAGTATTAAACTCAACCTCTACATTAGATATAGTAGTTGATGTTGCAATTCCAGTACCAGTAATTGTTGCACCCTCAACAACAGATGAAGGATTATCAACTATAACTTGGTTTTGTCCACTTGCTGCAGTTGAAACAACAGTCTTAGAACTTACAGTATCACCAACTGTAAAGATAGGATCGTTAACTGATAATTCAGAAGAGTTAACAGTTGTTGTAGTACCAGCAACTTGAAGATTACCACGAATGATAACATCACCACCAGCATCTCCAGCATCAGGGAATGGGTCGATAACAAGTTCTGTTGCAGAGTTACTATCTGTTGAAATTGTATTTCCTTTAATTCTAATATCACCAAGGTCTAATGTAGTTGAATTAGTACCCATGTTAATAGTAGTAGCTGCACCAGCAAAATTCATTGTGGTTGCAGTTGTATTATATAAGTTTTGAGTGGTCTGAGTACCAACAACAGTCGGATTACCGATTGTAGCAGTTCCAGAGTTTGCACCCATATTCAATGTAGCTGCAGCACCAGCAAAATTCATTGTGGTTGCAGCAGAGTTGTATAAATTTTGAGTAGCTTGTGTACCAACTAGTGTTGGGTTATTGATTGTTGCAGTTCCAGAAGTTGCACCCATATCAATTGCTGTAGCAGCACCAAATGCATTTACTGTAGTTGCATTTGCATTTAATAAATTAAATGTTGTTGCATTAGTTGTAATATCTCCACCGTCAACATTTAAGTCATTGTCAATGTCAACATCAGCACTACTGAATGTAATTAATTCAGAACTATCAGTGGTTGTAAATACAAGATAATTATTAGAACCCTCATGAATTTTTAAAGCTGTAGCAGTATTATCTGGCATATCAAAACTATGAGGACTTCCAGGCCCAATCACAATATTGTCCATCTCAACTGTGCAATTAAATTTCCAGTTTGCACCAGTTACTTGAACTTTGTCTGTACTATTTTCATCATATTCAATCTTACCATCTTCATCACTACCAAAAGCAAGAAAAGTATCATCAACAACTACAACAGAACCACTTCCAGCTGGATCAAATATTAAATCTCCATTACTGTTTGTTGTCGAAATTGTGTTTAAATTAAAATTAATATTATCTACGTTTAATTCATCAAGCTTTTTAGACTGGTCAACAATTAAAGCAGAGTTAGCAGTTAAAGTACCATGACCATGATCCAACATGTCAGTGAAATACTTACCACCAATTACATCTATGTTTGCAGCATGTCCAGATCCGTCTTCAGTACCTTGACCGATGAAGAGTTTACCACCCGAAGCAATGTTTCCAGCACCGTTGTTTGTGGTTTGAAAGTCAGTATAAGTACCAGCACCATAACTGTGTGCAAATTCACCGTTTCTTAAATTACTAGGAGTTGCGGTTGGTGTTGTACTCGACCTTTTAACTTTAATAAAAGTTGCCATTGTTTGTTCCTATGTGAAAGATTTAATAAAAGCCTGCATTGATAGTTAAACCTGAGTTTTCTAGAATGTTTCTAGCTATCCAAGTTTGAGTTGTAACATCATATTGAAGAACGGCACCATCGCCCGCAGAAGATAAATTTACATCAGTCAAGGTGGATAAACTACCACTTGCACCAGCCGAAGCTGCAACAGTAATGACTTGAGGTGTGTTCCGAACAGTAACTTTGGTATTCATGTTATTCCAGCGTTAATTGTAACAATTCCTTCTATAACTCGTGTTTTTGTACCACCAGCTGACGTAACAACTACGTCATACAGATACCTGCCAGGATCCATGCCTGCGGTAACAGTATCGAGAAGGGTTAGAACTACTGTTCCAGTTGCGGTAGAACTTACAGTTGCAATAAAACTTGTTGAAGTTGTACTGTAATACGATTTTTGAATTTTTGCAGCTACTGAGTAACCAGTAAGGTCCCAAGCTGCATTGTTATCATCATATATACCGACTTCGACAGTAAAGTCAGCACCCTGATCAACGTATAAATTATGAACTGCTGCCATTAGGATCTACCACTTATACTATATTTATAGGAGATTTGTTTCTCATCACTATTTATGACATTATATGCCGTAAAATAAGATCCTTAATAGTATCTATTTCTTTTTTTGTCTCTAATAAAGTTTGTTCTAAATTATCTAATCTATTTTCCTTCTCTATTCTTTTCTTATAGCTTTCCATATACTGTTGATAACTATAAGTATTTCGATTGATAATAGCACCAGATCCAGAATCCCTTGTGAGATCTGGATGGCCATCAACTTCTGGATTTTCCATAATTATACTGCGAGAGCAATTCCTCTAAAGTTTCTTATTTTAGGCACGTTAGACTGATCATTACCAATCATAACTACCTTAATCGCATATTCTTTAAATCCTGTTAAACCAGTAACTTCATATTCAAATGCTCTATATGTTTCTTTGTCTGGTGAGAATGGATAATTTGTAGAAGGTATTTCAACGTAATCTAATAAATTGAAATCATCTGTCTCGTCATCTCTTTTCACTTTGGCAAATACTTTGATATCAACTCCTTGTCTTCTAATTGCATCAAATAAAATTTTGATAGAAGTAGAAGTATTTTCTAGAGTGACTTTTTTAGTTACATAAACAGAATCATGTAATGATCCTTCTGAATTAAGTTCGCTTGTAAGATCTATAGTTCCATCTTGTTTATTAATTCTATTAATACGATTCATAGCAGTAATAACAGATGATCCAGAAAGATTAAAGAATGGACTTAAGTTATCAACTGTAGTTTTAGCATCAATATAGAATTTAAATGAATCAGTAGAACCAAAATATTGTATTTGGTTTTCTGGTGAAAGTATAACATTAGATGCATCTAATTCATTTACTTCTAAATTAGCAAGACTTACTTCTGGTAAAGTTGAGAAAGTTGCTGTGTTTTTCTCACTTACCGAAGCACCAGATGTTGTAGCTATTCTTGTACTTAACTCTGTACCAGAAAATATAATTTCATTTAATCTAGGTGTAATACTTTCAAACT